TTACAAAGTGGTGGTATGCCTGATTTTATTATTAACAGGATAACTCCAGTTATTGAAATGATGAAATTTTTTGCAACGGCTAACACTCCAAGATGGCAGGCAGTTGGGGCTGATCAAAGTGATTCTGATGTAGCTGCTGTTCATTCAGATATTGCAGATTACTGCTGGTATAACTCTAACGGTGGCAGTCTATATTCTAGCGTAATTCAGGACTCCCTTATAAGAGGAATTGGATATATGCAGGTAGATATAGACCCAGATCAAGACCGTGGAATGGGTGAAGTCGTATTTAATACTGTAGACCCATTTGATGTTTATGTAGACCCTGCATCCAGAGATTTTTTATTCAGAGACGCTAATTATATTATAGTAAAAAAGGATATACCTAAAGAAGAGCTCCAAAGATTATATCCAGATTTTAAAAGAAAAATAAAAACAGCTTCTTCTGTAAATGTAAATTTAAGTGGAGGATATAGTAGCAGAGATTTTGATGATACTGACATTACTTTTAGAGAAGAAATAACAGTTGCGTATAAGCAGAATGCTGAAGAAGATGATATAATTGATTTATACGAAACTTATTTTAAAGAAAAAGTTGCTTTTATAAATATGTTTGTGAATATGCCTCCTTCAAGAAAAGAGATGGATGAAATAAGAACAAGAGTTGAAGATGAGATAGAAGACTTTGCAAAAGAAATGGAAGTCCAGTTAGTTGAAAAAGAAATAAGTATGATGGAATCTGTTAAAAAAGGTGAGATAATTGAAGAAAGGGCAATACTTGAATTAGAAAGAGCTAAAAAAGATGCAGTCGATCAAATCGAAAATAGAAAAAATGTTTTAACAAGTCAGCTAGAGGAACAAAAGTCAAGAATTGAAAATAGAGTAGTTACAGAAGTTGAATTTAATTTGTTGATGGAAGATGAAAATCTATCATCAAATATAATTGATTATGATAATGTTCTTTCTATAAAAGATTATCCAATTGTACCTTTTATCTATCAACATACAGGAACTCCTTTTGCGCTTGGGGCTGTATCTCCATTAGTGGGAAAACAGCGGGAGATAAATAAAGCCCATCAAATAATGATTCATAATGCTAATTTAGCATCAAACCTTAGATGGTTCTATGAAGAAGGCTCTATACCAGAAGATGATTGGGAACAATATTCATCATCACCGGGAGCATTACTGAAATACAGACAAGGATTTACCCCTCCAACTCCTGTCCAACCCCTTCCACTAAACGCAGCTTTTTACGGCATTACTCAAAATGCTAAGCAGGACATGGAGTATACTTCTGGTATTTATTCATCTATGCAAGGAGACACTGGTTCTGGGCCTGAGACATACAGGGGTTTACTTGCTATGGATGAGTATGGAACAAGACGCATAAAATCATGGATGCAAAATATAATTGAGCCATCTCTTGAGCATCTAGGGAGAATCTTTAGAGACTTTGCACAAGATACATATCAAGCTCATAAGGTATTTAGAATAGTACAGCCAAATAATATAAACGAAGAAAAAGTTGTTGAGATAAACGTACCAATTTATAATGACTACGGTGATGCTGTAAGAAAATGGAATGATTATGCAACCGCAAGATTCGATATAAGGATTATGGGAGGTTCTACATTACCTCTTAATAGATGGGCTCTTCTGGAAGAATACTTTAAGTGGTTCCAATCAGGCTTAATAGATGATATAGCAATGTTATCAGAAACTGATGTTAGAAATAAAGAATCAATCATAAAGAGAAAAAGCGTTTATATGCAGTTGCGTAATCAAATAGAAGAATTATCAAATATCGTCACCGATAGGGAAGGCACGATAGAAACTTTAGAGAGACAATTAGTACAATCTGGTATACAGAATAAAGTAAAAGATGCTGATGTTAGAATTAAAAAAGACCTCCTCGAAACAGAAGCTGCTCAAAGCATGTTTCGAGATAAAATGAAAAACGATACAGACTTTAAGTTAAAAGAACTTGGATTAGCAGTCTCAGACGCTAAGAAAAAACAAGCAAAGAAATAGTTTTTTTTATTTGTAGTTTGTGTTATAAGTTAAGGAGTAATTATGACTGAAGCTAAAACAGACAACCTTGAGGCAGATATGTTTGCCGAAAGCTCTGAAAGTGAAAGTCAAGAAGCTGATAACTTTTTTGAAGCTCTTGACCGCAAGGTAAATGAAGGTATACTGGAGCCTGAAGAGAATACAGCCGATACTGATGCTCATGAACAGAATTTAGAGGAAACCTCAGAAACGAGCCCTCAAGAATATTCTGAACAAGAGCATGACTGGGAGAAAAGGTATAAAGACTCAAGCTCGGAGGCAAGACGCTTAAATGAAAGAATCTCTGAATTTGAACCTTTCTTACCTATTCTTGACGCAATGAAGCAAGACCCAAATCTAATTTCTCATGTGAGGAATTATTTTGAAGGAGGAGGTGATCCTCCTAAGAGTGTCAAAGAGCAACTTGGATTGGATGAAGATTTTATCTTTGATCCAGACGAGGCTATTGGAAATAGCGGTTCTGATTCTTCAAAGGTGCTTCAATCGGTTATTGACGGAGTAGTGCAACGTAGGCTCAAGGGATTTGCCCAAGGTCAGCAAAAAGCTGCTCATGTACAAACTCAGGAATCTGATTTTCGTCAACGTCATAATATGAGTGAAGAAGAATGGAAAGAGTTCCAAGATTACAGTAAATCAAGGACATTAACTCTTGACGATATTTACTTTTTAAAGAATAGAGATAACCGTGATAGGCAAGTAGCTGATTCTACTCGTAAAGAGATGAAAGATCAGATGCAAAGAGTCAGAACAAAGCCGCAATCCGTAGCCAAATCAGGCCGATCTGGTAAAGTTGAACGATCCGATGAAGATATAATCTTTGATTCGATATTGGGTGTTGACAAGGAACTAGAATCGGCATTTGGTTAAAATTATGAGACCATATGCCTTAATTGAAAAATAAGGAGAAGGAAAAATGGCAGATGTATTTGGCCTCGAAAGTGGCTTAACTGAAACCTCATCGCCTTCTGGTCTTAGTCCAGCGTCATCCACCATTTCAACTGGTGATCTTCGTAGAAAATACAACTTTGGAGACAGGGTATCGGAACTAGCAATAGCTCAAGACCCTTTTTTCCGTTTTGTATCTCAAATAGCGAAGAAACCTACGGATGACCCTGAATTTAAGTTTACAGAAAGACGACCTTCGTTTCACAAAAGGTATGCCTATGTGACTGGTTGGAGCGCAGCAAATTTTGCTGGCGACGGTGGCACTATGAACCAAGCTACAGTTACTTCTACTCTAGTAGACGGAGCTGGTGATATTCTTTATGTACAGATGGAGACTGATTATAAGTCTGCTGGCAACGTAACGAATATCTATGGTTCAACTGGCAATGCCTTTAAAGTAGGAGCTTCTGGCACGATGCCAGAGTTCTTCATGGAAGACCAACTCATTAAGATACCTTTCCAGAATACTAATGCTGCCGCAGCTACAGCTGCTAATGCTTTTCTGGTAGATGATTATATTGTTGCAAAAGTTATTTCTGTAACAAAAGCTCCAAGCGTGGAAGCTGTTGTACTTAAACTAGAAGTTGTAAGACCTCTTGCAAGTTCAGGTGACGGTACAGAGCTATCTGGGTGGGGAGCTGGAGGAACAGCTGATGAAGGTCTTGGAGCATCAGGTACAACCGCAGCCGAAACTGCTAACTTTACGCAAGTACAGTTAGAAACAGCTCGTTGCTATGTAGTTGGTACTGCACACGGACAGGGTACTGGTTATCCTTCAACATGGAAGGATCAACCTTTCTCAACCAGCTATGGTCGTACTCAAATTTGGAAGACTGCAATGGCAATGGATAACACTACTCGTGCTACCGTGCTGAGGTATGAAGCTAATGAGTTTGGACGTATTTGGCGTGAGAAGTTGATCGAACATAAATGGGACATTGAACAAAGTCTGTTGTTTGGCTCACAGTACAAATCATCTGATGGTTCTTGGCAAACTCAAGGGGCAGTAGATTACGCACTTAGTTATTCTAATGTGTTTAGTCTGACTCTGAGTTCTAAGACTCAGGATGATTTCTTGGATGATCTAAGTAATTATCTTGATCCTCGGTACAACAACGCTAAAGCGACATTGTTCTTTGTAGATACTCCTACATACAATTGGCTTCACAAGCTTAGTGGATATTTCCAGAATAATCTTGAAATCTCACCAAACTTCAGAGCTGATATGTCTCTTACAGCAAAAAAGAAGGTATTTGGCATTGACATGAGTATTATTTCTACACCTTATGGTGATATGAATGTAGCTCGCAATGTTCACCTTGATGGATCGGAAGTAAAGATTATTGGTATCAACATGAAGCACTGTAAATACAGACCTCTTGTTGGTAACGGTTTAAATCGTGATACTGCCATCTATGTAGGTGTCCAAACCTTAGAGAACAGTGGCGTTGACCGCAGGGTTGACTTAATCCAAACAGAAGCTGGGATGGAATGGCAGATGCCTGAATCTCATGCAGTCTGGAAATAGAGGAGGTAACAAATGTCTAATCCTTTATACGGACAAAATCAATCTGATAGTGCTTTAGATCACTGGGTTAAAACATTGAATGCTAAAAAGAAAGCTGATAGTCCAGATCAATTGCAATTTCAAGTATTTGAAACTGTTGTCCCTGCTGAAGGCACTACTGATGTAACATTTACTGATACAATTGATGTAGTAGAAGTATGGGGTGGTTATTGTGAGATATCTGGTGCTAATGCTGACTTTGAAATG